CCGAGTTCGCACCGGGCAGCGTGATCGAGATCGGCACTAGGGCGGGCTACTCGCTCGCGGCGTTCGCCGTGGCGGCACCGATGGCACGGTACCTGTGCATCGACGGCGGCCTCGACGACGACTCGCCCGAGTGCCTGCGGCACTGGCACGCCGTCCGAGCCCGCCGCGGCATCGATGCCCAGCTCGTCGTCGTGGACACGCAGCACGTCCGCGAGCTGCCGCGGGCGGACTTTGCCCACGTCGACGGCGACCATTCCTACCCGGGTGCGCTGCGGGACCTGCGGCTGGTGGCCGCGTGCCCGGTGATCTTGGCGGACGACTGCGACAACCCGCACGTGCGGCGGGCGGTGCTCGAGTTCCTCGACCAGGCCAAGCGGCCGGCCAGGTGGATCGACGACGGCCTGCGGCAGTGTGCGGTGATCACATGACGCTTGACGACCAGCTCGAGCAGCGTGACGGCTTGTGGTGGCCGGCGTCCGACCGCGGCTGCTGGGACTGGATGCACATGGCGTCCGGCCTGCCGGATCGCGTCATGCGGCACGTCAGCCAGTGGCGGTCGGTGGTGGTGGCCGGCGCCAATGCTGGGTACTACGTGGCGGCCTACGCGTCACGGTTTGGGCAGGTGCTGGCGATCGAGCCGCACCCGCTCAACTTCCACGCTTTGGTGCGCAACTGCCAGCAGCCAAACGTCGTCAAGGTGCAAGCCGCGCTCGGCATCGATCGCGAGCCGGTGTCGATGCGGGTGGACCATGACGGCAACTGCGGCGGCTACTACTGCCAGCCGGGCGGCCTGATCCCGACGCTCAGGCTCGACGACTTCGCAGCACCGGTCGACTGCCTGCACCTGGACGTGGAGGGCTACGAGCTGCAGGCGCTGCAGGGTGCGGAGGTGACCGTGTCGGTGCACAGGCCGGCGGTGGTCGTCGAGACGATCGGCAACGAGACGCGCTACGGCCACACGGCCGCCGACGTGCACGCGTGGTTCACGGCACACGGTTACGCCGTCGCGGAGCGGCTGACGCACGACACCATCTACACGTGGGGCGGCTCGTGAAGATCGGCATCTACGCGCTGGCCAAGAACGAGGAGTCCCACGCGATCGACTGGGCGGAGTCGACCGACGGCGCCGACGTCGTGATCGTCACGGACACAGGTTCGACCGACTCGACCCCGCAGCGTCTGCGGTCCTGTGGCATCACGGTGATGACCGGCAACGTGATCCCGTGGCGGTGGGACGATGCCCACAACCTGTCGCTGCACCACCTGCCGGACGAAGTGGACGTGTGCGTGCGGCTGGATCTCGACGAGCGGCTGCAGCCCGGGTGGCGCGAGGCGATCGAGCGGGCCTGGACCGGCAGCGTCAACAACCTGCGGTACCGGTACGTCTGGTCGTGGAAGTCGCCCGGCGTGCCCGGGCTGGTCTTCCTGTCCGACCGCGTCCACGCCCGCCGCGGCTTCCGGTGGTCGGCACCGACGCACGAGGGGCTCGTGTGCTGGTCGGGCGAGAAGGTGCAGGCCGTGGCCGACGGTCTGGAGATCCACCACCACCGGACGCCGGGCAAGCGGCACAAGACGGACCTCGAGCTGCTCGAGGTCGCCGTCCGCGAGGCACCGCACGATGCCCGCGCTCACTGGTACTTGGCCCGCGAGCAGGAATGGGTCGGGCACCCGGCCGCCGCGGCGACGTTCGCACACTACCTCGGCCTGCCGGGCACGCCGACCGAGCGGTCGTACGCCTACCGAGCCCTGTACCGGCTGACGCAGGACGAGCGGCACCTGCACCGGGCGGCCTACGAGGCGAAGGCGGAGCCCGACGCGTGGCAGCAGCTCGCGTGGGTGCACTACCAGCGGCAAGAGTGGGTCGAGTGCCTGACGTTCGCCGAGGCGGCCATGCAGGCCACTGGTGAGTCGACGCACGCCACCGACCCGGACGCTGTGACCAAGGCCTACGACCTGGCTGCCGTGGCTGCCTGGAATCTAGGCAAGCACCCACAAGCCCTGCAGTACGCCCGCGAGGCTGTGCGACGATGCCCGGACGACCCGCGGCTGGTCAAGAACGTGGAGCAGATCGAGGCCCATGAGCAGCACGCTGCGTGACATTGCCGACGCGCTTGCCGACGGACTCGACGCCGAGACGTTCACGTCGGTGGCGACGCAGCCGGCCGTCGAGCGGGTCAACTGGCCGGACTACACCATCGAGGAGATGGTCGACCCGGTCATCGCAGTCATGCCGGGCACGTTGACGATCGAGCGAGTCGACCGCACGCACCACCAGTACGACTACCAGGCGACCGTCTTCGTCGGCCGGCACACGCCGTCGGACGAGATGGCCGACGACATGCTGGACCTGGCGGAGGAGATCGCGGACGCGATCCGGGCACACACCTGGGACCAAGCGGTGACGTGGCCCAGCGGCGTGACCACGCCGGTCGAGGTCGCGATCGAGGTGAACCCGGACGACGCACTGCACGACCGCAACGTGTGGCGGGCGGTGATCACGGCCACCTACAGGACGTTCCGGTAACGACAATGCAGATTCGTTTCAACGTGCAACGAGTCAAGTTTGACGCCAAGCGTCTGCACACGAAATACAAGGCCGGCCGCGACAAAGCGTTAGACCGCGTCGGATCGATTGTGCGGCAAAGCGCCAAAAAGCAGTTGGCCAACCGTCGGCCGTCGAGCAAGCCTATTTGGAGTCGAGTCGGCGAGTTGGACGGCGTCCCCCTCGTTTCTGTCTCGTTCCAAAAGCCCACGGCGGGCAAGGTGACGAGCTGGAAGCCGAAGCGTTTCCTCTACAGCCGCATCATGTATTCGAGAGACGACCGCAAGGGGTCCGTCGTGATCGGACCCGACGACAAGGTCGTGCCTGTCAACAAGCTGCACGAGTTTGGTGGATCCCGTGAAGTCAAGATGGTGCTGATCCGTCCGGTGCCGGTGGACCGACTGTACCAATACGAAGTGCCGCAGAAACTGCTTGGCGCTTCTGGAAGGCGTCGCGATCAGTGGGTGAGGCGTGCGGCATACGTCGGCATGTGGAAAAGCACGGGCGCTCGCTCGCGTGGCCGCGTGGTGCGACGCGACCCGGGCCGGGCACCTGCCGGGCGCTATATGGAGCGCGGTCTGGCGGCGAAGCGGCAGGCGATTCTGCCGCAATTCAAAAATCGAATCCACGGCCCATAACCGTCCACACCCCCTGCGGCGGACGCGTCGCCTGGCCGTACCCTGCCAGTGACACCAGCAGGAGCCACACATGGCCGTCACGCTCGGCAAGGACGTCACGATCTCGGGCCTTTCCAACGCCCGATCGATCACGGTCAACAACACCGCGAACGAGGTGGACGTCACCAAGTTCGGCGACACGTTTCGCACGTTCGTCAAGGCCATGGTCGAGCAGACCATCGAGGTCGAGTGCGTCGACAGCCCGGGCAAGGCTGTCGGCGAGACGTTCACGCTCACCGGCACGACGACGGGCGACACGGTCGAATTCGTGGTGACCAACGTGGCCCAGTCGCAGCCGATCGACGGCATCATCACGTTCACTGTCAGCGCCCAGCGCTACAAGACCCAGACCTGACCGGAGACCACCATGGCGATCACCCTCGGATTCAAGGCCGCCAGCGCCCCACCGTTTGGAACCGACGTCATCTCGGCCACGTACACCGAGGAGGCCGAGGTCGTCGACGTGTCGAACCGTTCCAACGTCGGCACCGGCACGGTCGGCTATCGGGCCTTCGACACCGGCTTCAAATCGCAGACCTGGGAGATTGAGTGCCACGACGCTACGGGCGTGATGGCACAGCTCGTGAGCAACACCGCGACGAGCAACTTCCTGGTCATGGGTGTCACCGAGAACGTGTCCATCGACGGCGCCGTGACGTACACGATCACCGCGCGTCGGGGAGGCATCTGACTCGTGGCGATCACGCTCGGCAAGGACGCGACGCTGACTGTCGGCGACGTCATCGCGAGCGTGCGAAACGTCACGTGGACAGCGACAGCCCGCACGATCGAGGTCGAGGAGTTCGGCGTGCGAGAGCAGGCCGTGTATTCCACCGGCTGGGCTGCGACCGTTTCGTTTGAAATCAACGACGACGGCGACATGGATCTCGATCTGCTATTCGACGGCACGCTCGTGGCCGTATCTGGCGGTGAGGCCGGCTGGTCATTCAACGCGGTGGTTACCGGCATCACCGAAACCAACCCGCTCGACGGTGCGACGAGCTGGACCGTCGAGTGTGCGTTGACCAGGGTAGATCTCAGGGAGGAATAGGATGCGTGAGTTTAAGGATGACGAGGGCCGCCCGTGGAGGGTGGCCCTGACCGTGTCGGCAGCCCTTCGCGTGCGCGAAATGGTCACGGTCAACATTCCAGAAACTGACGCCGAAGGAAATCCGACTGGCGAGCAGACACAGCGGCCATTCGATCTCATCGACATTGGCACAATTGCACAGACTCTACAGGTCATTCGCAGCCAATACGCAACGGTCGGCGAGGTTCTCTATGCCATCGTGATCGCTCAGGTTGAGGAGCGAAAGCTGACGCGCGATCAGTTTTTGGACGGATTGCGTGGCGACTCACTCGACGCGGGCGTAACCGTCCTCGAGCAGGAACTCGTCGATTTTTTCCCCCTGCGCCTCCGTCGCATGGTCGCCGCGCTCGCCGCAAAGATGCAGGAGATAACCGGCGAGCTGCTCGACCAGGCGGAGGCGGGACTGGCCAGCCTGACGGCGTCGGCAGTGTCTGGGGCACGATCTGGGAGGCAGCCGGAATCCTTGGAGTCTTTCCCGGAGAGTGGACCCTGCGACAACTGGTCGCAGCCCGAGATGCCCGCCTCGAGCATGATTGGTGGCATACCGCAAACGTGATTTGCACGTTGGCCAACATTCATCGAGGCAAAAACAAGCCCGCAAGCAAACCTGACCAGTTTCATCCGTTTGCAAAAAAGGCGGCGCCACGCCAAGCGACGCCGGAAGAAGTCCGCAAGCTGCTCGGCCCCGACTGGCATAAGGTAAAGACATGAGTGCCAGCAAAGTGCGGATGGGTCAGGCGTTCGTCGAGATCGGCGCCGACACGGCGAAGCTGTTCCGGTCACTGAGCGCAGCCAACGCACGAATCGGCAAATTTGCATCGGGCCTGCGGTCTCTCGGAACGCGGATGGCTGGTATCGGCACCGCCATGGCCGCGCCGATTGCCTTGGCTGGTCGCCAGTTCTCGATGTTTGACGACGCGATCCGCGCGACCGCGGCAGTCTCTGGCGCCGCTGGGTCCGACTTGCAGGCGTTGAACGATCGCGCACGTCAGCTCGGCGAGTCGACGTCGTTCACGGCGGTGCAGGTCGCAAACCTGATGACCGAGCTGGGCCGCGCTGGTTTTGCACCGGCCGAGATTAACGCCATGACGGCGGCCGTGCTCGACTTGTCGCGGGCCACCGGCACGGACGCAACGCTGGCATCCGGCATCATGGCTGCGACAATTCGGCAATTCGGCCTAGAAGCCGGCGACGCAGCTCGTGCGGCGGACGTGCTGACCAAAGCGGCGAACGCCACATTCAACACGGTGGAAGGCCTCGGCGAGTCCCTGAAATACGCCGGCCCGGTGGCAAAGTCTCTCGGCATGTCGCTCGAGGACACGGTGGCCGTCCTGGGCGTGCTCGGCAACGTTGGCATCCAAGGCAGTGAGGCCGGTACCGCACTTCGGCGACTGTCCGTCATCGCGGCTGGCGCCGGGCAAGAGCTGCAGGCTATTTTCGGCGTTTCAAACACCGACGCCGCCGGCCAGCTCAAGCCGCTCGTGCAGGTGCTGGACGAAATCAACACCGTCACGGCAGGCATGCCGGTAGCCGAGCGCACCGCAAAGATGGCCCAAGCATTCGGGCTTTTGGGCATCACGTCGGCCAATGTGCTGTCTCAGACCGCCGGAGGCGTCACAGAGCTGGCCACCAAACTGCGTGCGGCCGGCGGCACGTCGGCTGTGACTGCCAAGCAGATGGACGCTGGCCTAGGTGGTTCTGCCCGGATTGCTCTTTCGGCAGTTGAGGGTCTCAGCATCTCAGTTGGCGATGCGTTGGCACCTGCGTTGCAAAAACTGCTTGCCGAGATCACGGCAATTGTTGGTGGACTGACGCGGTTCGTGAAAGAAAACCAAGCCTTGGTGGTGGCAGCAACGCAGGCGGCCGCAGCTGTCGTCGGAGTTGGCGTGGCGTCGTACGCGCTCGGTTTGGCCCTCGGTGCCGTGTCGGCAGTGGCAGGCGTTGCGATCGCGGCGTTTTCGTCGATTGTTGCGACGACAATCGCCATGGCTGCGGGGTTCGTCGGCTTGATTGCCAAGGTGGTGGCGTTCAAGGTGGCAAGCGTCGCTGCGGCCGTCACCGCTGCAGCAGCATGGGCTGCGGTCAATTTGCCGTTTGTGGCCTTGGGAGTTGTAGTGGCCGCGGTCGCAGCCGACCTGTTCATGGTGCACGATGGCGTAGGCTTGGTGCGCAGTGCCGTCGGTGGCTTGGTCGGAACGCTATCCAAGGCGGCGCAAGCTTTTTTCACCATCAAGGACATTGGCGTCACGGCGTTTCGTGAAATCGCTCAGTCAATCAAAGATGGCGACGTTGCCGGTGCCATGCGCGTGGCCATGGATGGACTCAGGGCAGCGTTCACAATCGGCTCATCGGCCTTTCTGAACGCCGTCGATGAGTGGGGCGTGAACCTGCTCAACGCATTCGACTTCTACATCAGCAGCATCCCGTTTTTGCGTTTTCTTGGCCCAGACCAGTACAAGTTCTCCGTGTTTGGCGACAGCACATCTGGCAACGATGCAAACACACGCGCGGACGCACGATTCGCGGACATGAATACAAGGCAGGCGGCTAGGCAGGTCGCTGCGCAGCAGGCCGTGGCAGGCTTCGGTGGCATGGTGCAGGGTCGTCAGAATGCCAGGTCGATGGCAGCTGACAATGCGTCCCGGGCGACACATTCGGCGGTGGCTGCGCGCATGCTGGCGGCTAGCTTGGCCGGTCCGGCACCCGGGTCATTCGAGGCTGACATTGCGGCCGCCATCGGCAACGCACCCGATCCGTTTGCCGAGATGCAAGCGGAGTTTGCGGCGAGACAGGCACGGCAGCAGGAACTTTTCGCGCAACAAAGACGAATGGCAGCGGAGGCTGCATCGCAGGCCGAGGTTGCGGGCACATTCTCGTCCTCGGCCGTGAGCGGGATGGGCTTTGGGTCGTCGCTGCAACAGCAGATGGCCGACTACGCAAAACGTACCGCTGAAGGTGTTGAGCGTATTGCCGAAGAAGGACTGGCTGCGGCCATTGCGTAAGGGCACACCATGCCGACATACACATGGGTCGAGGACTCCGCGAGCCGGTCGGCGACGATCTACCGTCTCGGGCAGCGCTCGCAGAACACGTACAAGAAGTCGTGGAAGATCTTCGGCACGACCGACGACCGTGCCGTGCACGACGACGTCAACCTGACGCTGTGGACCCTCTACCTCTACTGGCAGTACCCCGGGCAGCCGCAGAACAAGCTGCAAGCCGAGAGCTACACGCTCGACTACCTGGGCGACGAGGCGTGGCAGCTGACGGTCAGCTACGTCAGTCGTGGCGCGGACGACGACCAGAAGCCGGACCCGCTACGCCGCTCGAGATCGTTCGACACCAGCGGTGGCACGCAGCACATCACGCAGCAGCCGCAGCTGGGCGCCGGCACTTCAGACCGCACCTACAGCACCGAGAAGCGGTATCCGTCCGGGACGGCACCCGATCAGCAGGGCGCCATCGGCGTCGACGGCGACAGCGTGCATGGCGTCGACATCGTGATCCCGGCACTGCAGTGGACTGAGACGTACGACGTCCCGGCTACGTACGTGACGACCGACTACATCAAAAAGGTTTCGGCGCTCACCGGCACGGTCAACAACGCCGCGTTCCGCGGCTTCTCCGCCGGCGAGGTGCTGTTTTTGGGTGGTACCGGTTCGCAGGACTGGGACGCTGAGAAGGGCAACTCGCCCTGGTCGCTGTCCTACAAGTTTGTCGCACAGAGCAACGCGGACGGCACGACGATGCCCACGCTCACCGTAGGCACGGTCACCGGCGTCAACAAAAAGGGCCACGAGTACATGTGGGTGCGGTACGAGGACTCCGTGTCCGACTCCACGCAGCTCAAGCGGCCCAAGTTCGTGTACGTCAACCAGGTCTACGCCGAGACCAACTTTGCCCTGCTCGGCATCGGGGTGAGCTGATGGCACGCCGAGACGGACGCATCGAGGCCGGGCAGCCGCTCACGTCTGCGATCTCGGCCAGGGCGTGGAACCGTGCACAGGACGCTGCCGACATCGTGCTCGGCAACCGCCCCGGGTTTGCGGCCGACGGCGTGGCGGCCCGCGTGCACGTGCTGGGCAAGACCTCGAGCACGTGGACAAAGGGCACGGCACAGAACATCACTGTATGGGCTGGCGATCTCGGCAGCGAAGCTGCCACATCGGACGTGCTGCGGGCGTGGAACAAGTTCGCGGACGTGCCGACCAACAAGTGGGTCATGCTCGCCCGCGTCGGGCAGCTCTGGTACCTGATCGCCGCGGAGTGCTGAGATGCTCGGCAGTTCGTGCAACCCGTGCTGTGACCAGTGCGGTGGCAACAAGCCATACGGTGCGCCGGCGGATACTGGAGCGTGGGTGCCGTCCGGCAGTTGGGGCAACGTAGGAAGTGTCACGTGGACACTCAACGAAGACATTGCTAGTGATACATGGTTTTTCTACGGGTCGGCCGACACCAGCAAACTAGGCGGCGGTGCTGTTCTTGATGAACAGCGGGCATGGGACAATCCGTGCAACTGGTACAGCGTAAAAATAACTTCGCCAAGCAACACCGTTAACGTGCGTATGAGCTTGACCACTAGGGCATCCACATTACCACCAGAAAACGCCACGATTCACGTCTACAGCTATCTTCAGCTCACAGCAGACAGGACAGTCAAACGTGCATACTTCTGGAACGCTACACTCGCCCGCGGTTTTAGCCTTACCACCACACAATCAGCGCACGACACTGCACACGGCTCAGTTTTTAGCAACTCTACAACCTTTGATGTGTCTGTCTACGGAGGCGCTCTGTTCCGCAGCGGAGCACTCAACGGGGCTAATGTTTATGACGGAGCGACGTTTATAGGTGCCGCAAACGCAGGCGGCGGACAAATTGGATTATTTGGGCTAAAATACGACCAGTTCACGGTCAATTTTCAAGCCGTCGGTGAGCCAGTTACCGACGCAGGGCAATCACCGCTGCTTGGTACTGTCTACGGCGGCGCTGTGTTTAACTCCAGTTCACGAAATGGAAGCAATTCGCAAATGCTGCGAAGCGCTGCAGACACCGGAGTAGTGGGAACGGGAATTGTATTTGGCGGTGCAGTGTTCAATGGAGCATCAATAAACAGCAGCATAGTAAATGGCGGTGCTGTTTTTTCCTCAAGCAGCTTTAATAACGGCAATGTGCATGCATTAGAAGCCGGACCCGCTGTAGTTGCGACAGGCTATTCATCCACCGTCAATGGAGGAGCCATTTTTAACAACTCCTTTAATCGAGGCATTGTGAACGGCGGCGCGGTGTTTAATGGAAGTTCACAAAACGATTTCGGCGTTGTGTACGAAGGCGCGACATTCAACGATAGTTCGCGAAACCGGTATCGAGAACTGGCAGTGATCGGCTCAACCGGCTTAATTCCTGCTGTAAGCAAGGTTGCTGGTGGCGCTACATTCAATGATGCGGCTTGCTCAGAATGGCCCTTTGTTGGAGGATATTTTGTAGTAGATATTACGGGCCTGCCGACGTGTAACGGGACAGCGCCTACGTACCTGCCGTTTCAGCTTGGTAAAAACTGCGGCTGCGGGTGACGCATGCACGGGCCGTGCTTGTATGACTGTCGTCTCGACCTGCAGCGTGGCGTCCATGTTTGTGTGTGCCACCACTGTGGCAAAACGATCGAGTCATTGCCGGAAGCGTTGGGTCAGCAAGCCGGCGCGTCGGAAAAACCGAGCCACGAGGCATCCGGCCCCGGCACGGAACTGTCCAAACTCCTGAAGCGTCTCGGAATCGAGCCGACGCCGACCTGTCAGTGTCGCGCAAAAGCCGCCCAGATGGACGCATGGGGGCCGGACGAGTGCGAGAAGCCGGAGCGCATCGAGGAGGTCGTCGCCGTGATGCGTGCGGAGGCCGAGGCCCGCGGCCTGCCGTTTCTCGACGTGGTCGGCCGGCTGCTCGTGAGGCGTGCCATCCGCAATGCCAGACGCGCCGCCAGCAACGCTGGCAACACGGTTTCCTGACACGCCACACCCGGGGCTGGCCGTCGCCCATCTCAGGTAGGGTGGTGCCATGGCGAGGCGACAGCGGACGATCGAGATCGCCGGTGCCAAGTGGCACATCGTCCGGGCGCGGCTGCGCAATCTCTACGGCCTGTGCGACTATCAGACACGCACCATCAAGCTCGACGCGCGTCTGACGGGCACCGACTACCTCGACACGCTCCTGCACGAGCTGATCCACGCGAGGTGGCCCGACATCTCGGAAGAGTCTGTGTCCGAGTTTGCCGGCATGCTCACGACCGTCCTCGAGCAGGAGGGCTTCCGACGTGACGAGTGAGGACACGCCGTCGATCATCGACCAGGTGCTCGCCGTTGCGGCAAACAAAGGCCCCGGGTACGCGCCGTGGTACATGCGGCTACCGGAAGCCGACCTGCGGCAGCTCGAGGAGCTGCGGGATCGGTGGCTTGCCGGCGAAGTGAACATGCACAAGCGGGCGCTCGCCCGTGCCATCGTCACGGTGTGCCAACAGCGTGGCCACGACATCTGCGGCATCCAAGGAGTCGAGGCGTGGATCGGACGACGCAGCCACTAGCCGACGCCGTCCTAGCCGAGGCGGCAGCCGACGTGCCGCAGGGCAAGGACGCCGAGCAGATCACGCAGCGCACCGACGGAGACACCGTCGAGGCTAGAAGCGTCTCGCGCACGATCCGCACGGTCGAGGACCTCCTGCAGCACATCGAAGCCGACATGACCAAGTACGAGGTCGCGGCGTCCGAGGCCACGAAGTGGGAGGGCATGTCCGTCGACCGGTCGACCGGCCAGCCGGTGGTGACCGAGCTGTTTCGCGTGTTCGTGCGGCTCAAGCCGCGACCCGGCCCGGGCGTGCGCGAGGTCGC